GTAAAAGATAAATAAAGATAAAAAAGGATAATTTACTATCTTTTTTAAGAAAAGTACGGAAATCTTTGCTAAAAACAAAGATATTTATAGAATAACTAATAAAAATAATTAACCAAACAACAATCGATGGCAAATTCAAACAGAGTATTCGTATCTCCAGGTGTGTACACATCAGAGAAGGATCTTACATTCGTGGCTCAAAGTGTCGGAGTAACCACACTTGGTTTAGTGGGTGAGACTTTAAAAGGTCCAGCATTTGAACCAATCTTAATAGGTGGTTTCGACGAATTCAAAACGTATTTTGGTGGAACTTCACCTGAAAAAGATGGTGCAAATAATCCTAAATACGAATTACCTTATGTAGCTAAATCTTATTTACAAGAATCAAACCAATTATTTGTTACCAGAATTCTTGGTTTAACAGGTTACAAACCTTACAAAACATTCGGAATCAGAACAATAAGTGGTAATCCCAATTATCATGATAAAGTAGTCGTATCTCTTAGATCAAGAGGTTATTATAATGGTGAAACATTATCTTATGCCGTTTCGGGTATAACTACAACTGGTATTACAGTAACAATGTCAAGTTCAAATGTATTAACTGATCCATTAAATGAATTTACATTAACTGTAACCGGTGCAACAAGTAGCGGTAGTTCTATTAAATCTTTCACATGTTCATTAGATGTGACATCACCAAAATATATTACTAAAGTTTTAGGAACAAGCGTATTTGATAAAAATAGAGAGGAATTTCCTTTATATGTTCATGAAGTGTACCCTAATTTTGTCAAATCGGCATATCAACAAGGTAATTTAACCGGTTTAAGTACAACTTTAGTTTATAATGAAGATGGTAATGAATATTTGACTAAATGGAAAACTGCAACATCACCTACAATTGTATCCGAAGTTAGAGGTGGTCAAGTAGCAGATTTATTTGATGTAATTACAATTTCTGATGGAGATTCTTCAAATAGTCAAGTAAAAATCACTATTCAAAATATAAATTTAGAAACGGGTGAGTTTGATTTAATTGTTCGTGATTTTAACGATACCGATGAAAATCAAGTAGTACTTGAGAAATTTTCAAGATGTTCAATGAATCCTGACATGCCGGGATATATAGCAAGAAAAATTGGTACATCTGACGGTGAATATGAATTACGTTCAAAATTCATTATGTTATCTATGACTGAAAATCACCCAACAGACGCCTTTCCTGCAGGGTTTAAAGGTTTTACTACATCAAGTTTAAGTGGTAGTACAACATTAGGTTCTGTAGTGTTTAAAACAAAATATTTTGATTCAGGTGATTTAATTCTTACTGGTTCAACATATAGTGGAACAACATCTGCAATATCTGGTGGTGATAAAGTTAAAAAAGTATCATTAGGTTTATCCACACAAAATGGATACACATATGATGCCGATTTATTTAAATATAAAGGGGTAAATGCATCAAAAACAACATTAGGTTTCCATTTATCGGTAAGTGCATCTACAATCACAGATACTAGCGGTAACACAATTTATAATACAACACAATATGATTTAGAGGGACAAAGTGGTACAGAAACTGTTAATAAATTAAAAAACATCAATTATCGTAAATTTACTTTTGCGGTGTGTGGTGGTTTTGATGGTTGGGATATCTATAGAAACACGAGAACCTTCGGTGACCAATATATTTTTGGTAAGAATACATATAATCAAGGAGTGACTGGTGGTACATTTAATTCAACAACCCCTAACTCAGATTATTATGCATATTATGATGGTATTCAAACATTTGCAAACCCTGAAGCTGTGGATATTAACGTATTTGCAACACCGGGTATTAACTTCTATGACCACTCGTCTTTAACAAGTCAAGCAATTGATATGGTTGAAAATGATAGAGCGGATTCATTATATATCATCTCAGCACCAAACGTTGATAGTTCAGATACAGTTACTTCATATCTTGATGATTTAGCAATTGACTCTAACTATTCGGCAACTTACTGGCCTTGGATTCAAGTAAGAGATACAGATAATGCAACTCAACTTTATATCCCACCAACAGGTGAAGTATTAAAGAATATTGCATTAACAGACAATGTTTCTTATCCTTGGTTCGCAGTAGCTGGTTATTCAAGAGGTTTAGTAAACGCAATTAAAGCGAAGAAAAAACTTACTTTGGATGAAAGAGATACATTATACAAAAATAGAATTAACCCAATTGCAACATTCTCTGATACAGGTACTATTATTTGGGGTAACAAAACGTTACAAGTTAGAGAATCGGCACTTGATAGAATCAACGTAAGAAGATTATTATTAAGAGCTAGAAAGTTAATTTCAGCAGTTGCGGTTAGATTGTTATTTGAACAAAATGACGAACAAGTGAGACAAGAATTCTTGAGATTGGTTAACCCAATTTTAGAATCAATTAAGAAAGAAAGAGGTTTGTACGAATTTAAGGTAACTGTTTCAAGTGACCCTGAAGATATCGATGCTAACACATTGAGAGGTAAAATTTACGTTAAACCTACTCGTTCTCTTGAATTCATTGATTTAGAATTCGTAATTACTCCAACTGGAGCTTCATTTGAGAATATCTAATCTAAAAGGAGGATATAAAAATAAGAAAGGGAGGCCGAAAAGCTTCCCTTTTTTGTTGAGGAACGTTCCACGTGGAACATTTTGAATATAATAAAAAAATAATTTTATTTACCCAGTATACTAGTATAATATACTAGATATTATATTATTTAAAACTAGAATATTCTAGAACTAGTATTTATATTATATTAAATAAGACTAGAAATATTATTTATACTGGAACTAGATACTGGAGGATTTTGTAAAAAACTACGAAAAATTTTTGATAAAGTCAAGTTGGGACCAATAAATAATTTATTTTCTATTTAAGATATATTTATAAGAAGTAAAAATAACAAAAAAATTAACTAACACAAAATGGCAGATTTACTAATGAAAATGCCGGTTCCTTACGAACCGAAAAGACAGAATAGATTTATTCTTCGTTTCCCTTCATCATTGGGTATCAATGAATGGTTTGTAAGTTCCGCGGCTAGACCTAAAGCAAAAATTAACTCAACAGAAATCCAATTCTTAAATACATCAACATATGTAGCTGGAAGATTTACATGGGAAGAATTGAGAGTGACTTTTAGAGACCCAATCGGTCCTTCAGCATCTCAAGCACTTATGGAATGGTTCCGTTTACATGCTGAATCAGTAACAGGTAGAATGGGATATGCTGCTGGTTATAAGAAAGACATTGAACTTGAAATGTTAGACCCAACAGGAGTTGTAGTTGAGAAATGGATTCTTCAAGGAACGTTCTTAACAAACTTAGACTTCGGTGAACTTGATTATTCAAGAGACGAAATCTCAACAATTACTTGTAATTTGAGAATGGACCGTTGTATCCAAGTATTCTAATATAACAATTTTTATTAAAGAACCGGTAACCAAATTAGTAAATCTGTCTAATAGGTTATCGGTTTTTTTGTTTGCTCAAAAACTTGACTTTCTCATAGTTATAGTTTAAACTTACAATATGGAAGAATATAGAATTGACCCACGAATTGCTTATGATGTGGTTGAATTACCAAGTAGAGGAATTCATTACCCAAATAATAAGAAATCTTTAAGAGTTGCATATCTAACTGCAGCCGATGAAAATATTTTGGCGTCCCCAAATTTAATTCAAACAAATGCAATTGTTACTGAACTTTTAAAAAGAAAAGTAATTGATAAGGATATTGCTGTCGATGATATTGTTGAAGAGGATAGACAGGCAATTTTAATATTCTTAAGAAATACTGCATTTGGTTCTGACTATAAGGTTAGATTAGTTGACCCAAAGACAAATGAGGAATTTGAGGCCGATGTTGATTTAAGTAGTTTAAATTTTAAACCATTTGATTTAGAAGCAGATTCAAACGGTGAATATTCTTATTTTATGGAGAAATCCAAAATACACATTACATTCAAGTTTTTAACACAAAAACAAGAAAATGATATTCGTGATATGAATAAGAGTTGGAATGGGGTTGGTTTTGCACCAATTATTACCAAACAACTTGAAGGTATGATTAAATCAGTTGAAGGTAATAAAGACCCAATGAATACTCGTAACTTCATTGAAAATCTACCAATCAAAGATTCACAAGATTTTAGAAAGTACGTTTCAGACGTAAAACCTGGAATTGACCTAACACAACAATCAATCGCCCCGTCAGGAGAAGTAGTCCAATTTACTATTGGATTCGGGGTTGACTTTTTTCGCCCTTTCTACGGAGTATAAGAAAAATCAGTTATCTGAGATACATTATTTGGTTAGAAAAGGATTCTCGTATGGGGATATTTTAACAATGCCTGTTTATATAAGAAGATACTATATAAACTACATTATGGAAATAGAAAATACGGACTAATCTATTTATATGTATGGCAGCTAATGTAAAAGATTTAGAAAGATATGCGGAAGATGGTAATTGGACCAAATTCCTAACAGCATATTATGATGTGTATAAAGACCGAGATAAAAACAAACCCCTGACTCAAATAAATCAAGAGGCCAATGAAACGTTTTCCGCATATCAAAATGGTGGAAAAGGTAAAGGTGGTGGTGCGGGTTTGGGTCAAGGATTTGGTAACATGGTTTCTAAATTTGCCGGTTCACAACAATCAGGTCAATATTATACCGACATATCAAAATCAGTAACCGTAGACAATGCGGTTAGTGCATTTACGGGTAAAGCGGGTGGATTGGCAACACCAGATGAATTGGCGTTAAAATTAGTTAGTGCGGGTGTAAATGAAATTTCTAACGAATATCAAAATCAAACTAAGTTATTAGAGGATATAAACACCAAAACAAGTCTAACAGGTAAATTATCTGAAGATTTTAGAAATCAAATTTCAAATGCTGGTGTAGATTTAGTAAAATTAGGTATTTCATTTGATACTGTTGCAATATCTGCCACAAGATTATTAGAAACAACGGGAAGATTTAATGTATTAAATCAAGAAACTTTATATGATGTTGGTAAAATAGGACAGGCATTTTTAGGTGATATGTCCAAAATGATGGAAATGATTCCTGAATTTGAAAAAGTAGGTATCGGTGCAAAAAGTACGATAGATGCGGTCCAAAGAACAGGACAACGTTCATTAGAGTTAGGATTAAGTTCGAAAAAAGTTGCGGAATCATTACAAACAAATATTGGAATGTTAAATCAATATGGATTCCAAAAGGGAGTTGATGGTTTAGCAAGAATGGTTCAAAAATCAATTGAATTTAAAACAAGTATGGAGGCGACCGCTGCTGTTGCTGAAAAAGTGTTTAGTCCTGAAGGTGCGTTAGAATTATCTGCAAATTTACAAGTGTTAGGTGGTGCGATTGGAGACTTCAATGACCCACTTAAATTGATGTATATGGCAACAAATAACGTTGAAGGATTACAAGATGCGTTAATTGATGCTGCGGGTTCTTTAGCGACGTACAATCAAGAACAAGGTAGATTTGAAGTTACGGGTGTGAACCTTAGAAAGGTAAGGGAGATGGCTAATGCGTTAGGTGTTGATTATAAGGAATTAACCAAAACTGCAATTGCAACACAAGAAAGACTTTCATCCGCACAGATGTTATCTGGTTTAACAATAGAAGAAGGAGACAAAGAGTTCTTAACGAATTTGGCTCAGATGAAAGACGGTAAAATGTCAATTGCTATAAATTCTGAAGAATTAAGAAGACAATTTGATGGTGCTAATTCAGTTGCATTAGACCAAATTGATGATAGACAGGCTAAATTATTATTAGAATATAGAGAACAATTTAAAGAAATGTCGCCAGAAGATATTGTGAGAGGACAGGCTACAAATATCGAAAATATTAGAAGAGATGTTTCTTACTTAGTTAAGGCGGCAGCATTAGCTGCGGGAAGAGAAGGTAAAGAATTATTTAACAAATTAGTAGATTTAGGTAAGGTTGCTGATATAACAAAAGAAGCGGTACCTAAATTAGCTGCCGCGGTTACAAACGAAATTAAAGGTTTATCAAATGTACTTGATAAGGATAAACAAAAAGGTAAAGTTGAGGCCCCTAAAACAACAGTAACTCAAGAACAGGCCAAGAAAATGGCACAAGAAGAAGTTGAGAAGAAACAGAAAGAGGCAAGTGTGGATAAAACAATAACAGTTAAGAATGAATATGAATTTAAAGGTGGTGCAACATTAGTAGACGGTTGGATGAGAGAAACTGTTAAAAATTCCAGCATTTACAACGATTTTATTGTAACAGATTCAAAAGAATATACTCAACCTTCAACAGCTAAAAAATAATTAAATCTATTTATAAGATAAAAGAGAATAATGCCAAGTTACTTAGATTTTGATTCAACAAAACGATTTAGAGATTTCATTTTAGGAAAGACTTTACAGGTTCCTAATGGTCCACAATCATTTACAAACACGACATATGAGTTACAAGGATTAGACGTTGTTGCTAATGTCGACCCAGGTGCTGTTGATACAAATAGAGTACAGGATTTAACTATTCCACAAAAAAACAATATCTATAAACCAACTGAATTTTTCATAAAGGAAAATATAGATACATTACCAAGACGTGCAAATTTAAATTTATATCCATATTTTACACAAACTAATCACAATTTAATTAGTATTGTTGCAAATCAAACATATAACACAGAATCCGAATTATTTAAATTTGCGGCAAATTATATCGGTAAAGATAAAAATGGACCAGTTTTTTCAAGAATTGCAGCAAATACCGAAAGAACAATTGATGGCAAAGTAAGAATATTAGATGCGTTAAATGGTAATACCGCAACTGCTTTAAACATTATTACAGGTCGTGAACCATTGGTTGAACCTAATAATAAAATTACTGTTGCAAGTACGATTATCGGTAAAGGTATCGATTTCTTACAAACAGTTTCAGGAACACAATTACCTTTTAGTGAAATACCGGGTGACTATTTAAGTAACCCAACTAACCCAATAAATTATAGACCGGAAGCATCGACCGAATTAGGTAAATTGTGGCAAGATACTACAGGTGCTTTAGGTTCTCTTATTGGTATACAAAGAAGACCAA